CGATCAACTCACTGTCTTGCTCGGCCAAGACCTCGGTATGCGCCCAGAACTCTGACACCGGGTTGAAGTCGATGTAGATGGCTTCGCTCGTTCTGATCGCCAGCTGATGGTATGCCTCGAACTCGATGTTGTTGGCCTCGTTGATGTACAGCACCTGCCGCCTTGCCCCGCGTAGCTTCGCCTCCTGATCCGCGCTGAAGAACTCAATCGTGCTGCCATTGGCAAACGTGTATGTCAGCAGCGTCTTGTTCCACCCTTCATCGCGCCAGCGGTTCGTCCACTGCATGACCTTGCCGAAGTCCTTCATCGCACCACGTCGCAGGTGCGGGATTGATTCAGATACGACGCTGATCTCGGTCTTGGCCTTTGCGGCTATGTTGATTAGCACTGCAAGGATGGCGTATGTTTTTCCGTTCCCCCACCAGTTGCCCAGTGGGGGTCAACATCCAGCAGATGTCCCGCCCTGAATCACCTTCTTCCGAGCGGCCACCTGCCGAATGCGCTTTATCGCTGTTGTGTATTTGAAGTCCAATCTAAGTGTTTACCCTTGAAACCAATATTGGTCTTGGTTTTTCTTCTATAAATTGGTCAGGAGCATAAATTTTGCCAATTTCAATAGGTCTTTTGATGTACTCTTGAAGTTCCGCCATTGCCTCCCGATTGGTATCAAAGGCAAACGACCTGCATCCAACCTTTATGATACACCCTCTGTCTAAGAATGTAATTTCAACAGGATTTACTTTTAACTGAGTGATTTCTTCTCGTGTCATTTGGTTTAGTTTGGTATACAAATATACCTACTTTTCACCCTTAATCTTCTCAATATAGACCACCGCATCCATCAACTCCTCCTGCAAGTGCTGAATCCACTGCTCGAATGTCAGGTCATCGCGCTCCATTGTCGTGCCGTACTTCTTTTTGCCCTCCTCGGCTCTTGTCCTAAGTTGGGCAACAACGGCTTCGATGATTGCGTCAGTCATTAAAGAGAGGTTGCTCGATTTTGACATCAGCGGTAATTTCTTGTTTTGGCAGTCCGTAGACACGCGACAACAATGTTTCCAGCGAATAGAGCGTGCCTTTCTCAAGTGACTTGCGCATCGCCCCTGCTATCGTCTTTTCCAGTATTGTCGCGCTTGGGTTCTCATAAACGCCCTTCAGTTCCTCTATCGTCATCGCCATCATAGCTTGGATCGTGTCGTTGATTTCGCTGCGCCTATATCCGTTCGCCGCCAGCGTCGTGACGTACTTGCGCGGCCTTCCATTCGGGTTGCCTGACTGCCCTTTTTCAAATGGCTTGTTGTTTGGTATCGGGTTGCTCACGGCTGTTAGTCGGCTGTTTTGTACGGCTGTCCGTTTCGGGTGATGGTCAGTGTCGGGTCAAGCTTCCGCATCCTGTCAATTATCACTTGGCAGTACTTCGGGTCAAGTTCCATGCCGTAGCATTTGCGGTTGAGTTGGTGGGCTGCGACCATTGTAGAACCGCTGCCGAGAAACGCATCCAGCACCAAGCCATCATCAGGGCAACTGCTTTTGATTGCCCTTTCGCACAATGGAATAGGCTTAGGGGTTGCGTGTCCACCTTCGCTTCCATCCTTTGTGTGTCTTGCAAAGTGCCACACGTTGTTCATATTGTCGTGCGTATTGTTGAAGTATGCCCGTGTTGAATAGTATTCCTTTTTCAAGGCATCGTATTCCTTTTTCAAGGCATCGTATTCCTTATGGAAGGCCAACCCATTTGCTGCGTTTCTAATTGCGTTATAATGCTCCCTCGTTGGAAAGTGCCATTGGCTTTTGCTAAAATAATGCGATGCGCTTGTTTTGCCTGTTATTTTGACAATCTCATCGGTATTCCAACCAATCTTGTTTCTTTGAGTAACCAAGTAATCCCTTATTTGCTCAAATCCTTCAAAGTAGTTATCAGCGTTGTTGTTGAATCCTTGAACGCCAAGCATGACAAAAAGGCACTTTTCATCTGCGGTTGCGTATGACCTTGTTTGATCTGAATTTTGACTTTGACCGTGTCCTTTATCCCATGTCAAAAGATTTCTAAAAGTCGCTTTTTGTTGTCCTATGTATGGCTTCAAAATGTTAGAATAAATATCCATTAACGGCTCATCAATTCCCCAACAATACCAAGACCCGTTTTCTTTTAATTGCATAAATTGAACCGCAATCCACTCCCGATTAAAATTAAGCAAATCGGAGTAGTTTAAGTTGTCATTTAGAACGCCCTCATTTTCCTTTTTCATCCCATAAGGTGGGTCATTGTGCGCCATATCAGCCTTCTGCCCATCCATCAACTTCGCAACGGCATCGCTATCCGTTGAATCCCCACAAAGCAAACGATGCGGGCCAATCTCGAACAGGTCACCCAGCACGATGTCGGTATGCACTTCGTCAGGCATTTCAAAGTCATCCTCCTCCGCTTCCAGTTCCTGCACCTGCTCAAACTCGGGCAGGTCAAGACCCCACTCGTTTAGTTCATCGGCATCCCACTCATTCGCCAGCATATCCCAATCCCACTCGCCTCCGCTTACGTTGTCCTTGATGATGAACTGCCGTTGCTTGTCCTCATCCCAATCCACCACTTCAATCGGCACTTCCTTCCATCCTGCTTCCCTCATTGCCTTCAGCCGCATATTGCCACCCAGCACGACCATATCCGTGTTGACCACGATAGGTCGAACCTCGGCCATTTCGGGAAGGTCTTTGATGGACTGCACCAGCTTCTTGAACTTGTCATCCTTGATGATGCGCGGGTTGTTTGGGTTCGGCTTCAACTCGCCAATGGCTACCTTCTTCATACCTCAACCGAATTCATTATGTCGATAATCTTCTCGCAGATGGCCACCTTCGCGTGTAGTGCGTTGGGTGCATCGCAGTCGTTCAATGAATCCAATATGTTCGCCATATCGGTCATCAATGCGCCAATGTTCACAAGCTTGCTCATACGCAACTCGTGTTCTTCGTGTTTGCTATTTTTCGTCAAGTTCGCCAAGTTCTTTCAGTTTATTGCGTGACCATCCAAGTGCCGCCTTGCCACCCCACAGCAGGTAGCTGATGTAACCGCAGTCGCTGGTGCTGTCTGCGTTGTCGTAGTACGTTTCAGCACGGCTCAGGTAACTGTGCATCCGCTTGATTGTTTCAAGGCTAATGCCTTCACCTGATGCTAATTGCCGCGCCCTGACCTTGCCAGTTTGTGTTGCACACTTGTTGCCGTTGCGCTCGTTTAGTTCGATGCCGCGCCTCGCGTTGTTCCTAACGCCCTGACCGTAGTCAGCGTAGGTATCGGCAAACTTCTGCTCGTACTGGCTGTTGCAGACAGCATATCGGGTTGGGTTGTCGGGAAACTCTGCACGCGCCTTATCATCCGCCATACATCGCTGGATGAAGTCGCTCTTGCTTTCGTTATCAGTTGGCTTCGGTAGTGGCATTGCTTCCGTTTACATTAAATACCACATCGCGCTCTTTTACACAATGCTCGGCGTGTGCCACCAGTTCGGACAGGCGGCCAACAGCACAGGTTGCGCACCACCAGTCGGTGCGCGGAATGCCAAGGCTGACCGCCGCCGCTTGCAAAGTGTTCACCTCCGCAGGCGTAAGGCGTAGCGACTTGGTTGAATGGTACAGTTCAAGTTTAGGCTTGATGGCCAGCACTTCGTAAATTAGGGTTGCGTTCATTCGGTTAGCTTTATGATGATGATGGCAAGCGCCGCAGATGCCAAGCCGACAAACGGCGCGTAGTATAGCGGTTGGTCAAAAATTGACAAGCCAAATCCTGTCCAAAATGCAAGGCAGGATTGACACGATAAAGGCTTGAAGCGACTGATGCGATAGTACCACTTCGGTAGCACGTTATACCTCTCCATCGCCAGTGCTGTCAAAGCCGCTAATAAAATCGTTGTAATCATCTTGTAGTGCTTGTTTTAGTCGTTGCCTGCATAGGTCAATCGTGTAGCAGATTGACCTGTATGGAATGCCTGTGTTGCGGTTGATGAGTTTCTTGTTGCCCAGTTCCAGCCATAGAAGGAATAGGTTCTTGTCGTATGGATACTTCCCAGCCGCCGCCCACTTGTCCATCTCTGCTTCGGCTTTGCGATACAGGTGGTCAGGTACTGTGCTATACTTCTCATCCACCTGCTCAACCTCACCCAAAGCCACGCGCTCTTCGTTGTGCCTGTACTTGCGCTGAAATGGAGATGTCTTGCCTCGGAATAGGTTGATAGCGGCGCGCACGATGTAGAAGGTGAGCGCACCAGACGCGTGTAGCTGTTCAACGCGTTCGGGCCTGTCGTAGCAGTAGATGACCAGTTCGTGTTCGAGGTCATCGGCATAGTCGCTTGTCGCGATTTGCCTTGCCACTTGTCGGAAAACTCCGTCATTGTACAGCTGGTGTATGATTTCGTTTGCACCCACATTGTGGGCAAATATAGTCAGGGTCTTCGATTGTTTGTATGAACTTGAAGCGCGAATCATTATTGTGCAACGCCCAGTCAACGACAAGCACACCGTGATATACGCTCGTGTGGTTGCGGTTTAGCAGTATGCCAATGGCTGACAGGCTGTATTTGTAGTGATGCTTGCGATACAGGTACCACATCAGCGCGTGTCTTGCTCGCGTTACTTCGGCCTTGCGATTGCCTGTGCAAATCTCCTCAAACGTCACGCCTGTAATGGCTTCGATGCGATTGGCAATTTCAGTGATAAAGGTTGGTGTTTTCATATGTTTAGGGTTTCTTTGAACTGCTCAAAACTGCGTATGATGTAGTAGCGGTAGCCGGCCGCCTCGATTGTTTCCTGCCAGCGCTTTTGCACTTCCGACTGTCTTCCAGTGATGGTCTTGAATTCGATTGCGATCAAGCCAGTGTCGCTCAGGTACATCATATCCGCAACGCCAGGCACGACGCCCATGGATTGATTGATGACTGCACGGATCTTGTTGTCGCTGTTGTTGTTTACCGTGAATAGTCGGCCGCGCTCGTTCGGGTAGTTGTTCCAGTGGTAGAGGAAGCACTGCG